CCAGAACGCCGCCGGAAGGCACCAAGTCTTTTCCGTCCTTGCCCGTAACTTCATTGGGAATGCACTTGCTCAGCAGAGTGACAAAAGCCCGCGGTTCTATCTGCGCGATAGATTTGAGATACTCCACGCCGCCTAGTTCGTTGAGAGCCTTAAGCACCATTTCTTTCACGGCCATTGTCATTTTGTTTGGCACGCCTTTCGGCCGACCTTTCGGATTATTCGTGCGGCCCTTCTGCTTGCTCACGGCCTGTACTTCCGAATTGTTTTCAGAAATTTCTACGGGTTTATTCTGGGCCGACTCCTTTTTTTGAGTGATGCAATCATTTGTTTTTGGGATGGTAATCACAACCTTGATTTGTCCGTGCGGGCGTACCGGATCTCCGATAAGCGGCTTTTCAATGTGAAAAAGGTTGTCATCAATTCCAAGCGCCTGCGCGATACCGTCACGTCCTGCTTTGAAGCTTGCGATCATGTTGTCATCATCGCGCTTTCGACGATCTGGCGGATAGAACGTGAGCGAAAGAGAGAGTTTTTCGCAGTTCGTAAAATCAAGCGTTCCTTTCCCTTCCAGCGCCTGCTTGGTTAGAAAGTAGGCCTGCTGTTTGTACTTTTTAAACTCACGCGCGAACTCAAAGTTGTTGAGCGTCTTAGAGCGATTTGGATTGAGCTTAGACGGCGTATAGGGCAGAACGATTTCGAGCATAGTTAGTGTTCTCCTTGGTGATTTAATTGAGGCTAATGCAGTAGCAACCGACTGAAGAGAAAAACTTTTATCGCTGATTAGCCCGATGCTTTTTCAGATGTTTCGGCAGAATGACCGCCTGCTCGTTAGCTCGAAAATGATTTTGCAACCCAGGGTAATAGCGAACGACACAGCGCTCGATTGCCTTTTCGCTTAACCCCACATGAGCAACTACTGTTGCGAGCATCCCTTTCGGAGTTTCGACCGTAGACCCTATCGGAAACTCAGATATATCGACGTCCCTTTTTTTGAAATTGAAGTCTTTCATTTTTTCTTCCCCTTTGGATTGTTTGGAATTTGATAGGTTCGTTTCTTTCTAAATCGCTCTCTGAGCGATTATCTGAGCGTGGACGCGATATCTATCGAATTGAGAGAAAAATGCTCTCCTGCGCTCGATGCGCTCGTCTGTGTCACGTTCAAAAACCGAGCACCGTGTGAATGAGATTGGGTAGCACTCGATGCCCGCCCCCTTCTCGGGCTGATGGCACCAAATATTCATATCCCCGAAACTGCTCTTAGGCGGCCTGTGGTACTTTCCTTCTCGGTCGATCCAAAAGGATTCAGCGTATTTGCAGTACATGCAGCACCCGCTCATGACTTTCTCCTGATTGAGCGATCGGTTAATTTGGTTTCCTTACCGATCTGAAGCGCCGCTCTCACGAGTAGCCCGAATAGAACCAGGTTGATAAACACAATCGGCGCCAGCACGATCATCAGAAGTGTCCAGGCTGAATCCGACATGGTCGCCTCAATCAAACACGTCAGGCGTTGCGGGCGTTCTCATTGAGTTGCCCTTGAAGAGGACCGGTACGCATTTAGACCGAATGCGGTCATAAAGCCGATCTCCGAGCACGCATACAAAATCCTTTGAACCGAGATTGGTCATTAAGATTGTTGGTTTCTTTGAAGTAACTCGGTTGTCCAGGATCGAAAAGAGGATTCTCTTTTCCGACTCGGAGCCCTTCTGGACGCCGACTTCATCGATCACTAGGAGTTGAATAGAAGAGAAAAATTTAATGGTTTCCTCTTCATTGGTTGTCGCTCCTGGCTGCCAGGTGTTGCGGACGGCTGAGAAAATCTCGCTCACCTTATAGTACCTGGGATAAAAGCATGCGTACTTGTCCAGGAGCTCCAGCATGATTGCGCAGGCAAGATGTGTTTTACCTGTGCCGCAACCGCCGAGGAATAACAGACCGTACCCGCCAGCCTTGGCCTTTTCCCAGCCATTAACAAACCTTTTCGCCATAGCTAAAGCGTTTCTCTGGCTTTCAGTTTCGGTAATGAAGGTTGAGAAATCCTTGCTCTGGTATTCGAGTGGCATACGGGTTTCTTTGATTCTCGCCTGGCGGTTTTTAGCCTCTTCCTGCTTCCTGGCCTTCTCTTCCTCAATAGCCCTTTGATCTTTGTTGAGTTTGAAACACTCAGGACATTCGCTTACTTCCTTGAGCTGGCCGCCTAACCAGACTTCATTTGCAAGATATTCTCCGTGGAGCGGGCAGCTTGCCTTCACCTGCCTTATTTCTAACTTCCCGATAATGGTATTAACGGCATTAAGTGTTGGGCTTTCAGTGTTGTTCATAGTTTTAAATTCCCGTTTTCATCGAATTCGCATTGGTCTCTGTAGTAGTCGTCTGTAAAACCTCCAGGCGGCTCATAAGAAAATTGGTTTTGTTTTGAGGCTTGGGTTTGTTTCTTCTGTTCTTTTTCTTTCTGGTAACCGACTTCTCTCATGCACCAGGTTGTAAAACCCGCTTTCCAATTTTTGTAGGGCCTTCCATTTGCTTGGCACCAGAGAACCATTTTTTTGAAAAGCTCCTGCGGATTCTGGATGTTGTTTGCCTGAGCGATTTTTAAAAACTCGTCTGGGATCGGATCGTTTTCCGAATATGGATAAGGGCCCTTCTTTTCTTTTTTAGCCGCTGTCTGTTTTTTGGAGACTTTCTTTTCTGTAGGCGTTAAAGAAAAGTTTTTGTCCTCTCTCTCTTTAGAGAGAGTATTAGGTTCTTTTATAGGTTCATTAATAGGTTCGTGGTTCAGTTCTGAACTAGGTAGGTGGTTCAGTTCTGAACTAGGTGGTGGTTCAGTTCTGAACCTGGTGCAGTTTTGAACCTGGTTCAGTTCTGAACTAGGTGGTGATTCTGTTTCGAGCGTACTTTCAAGTTTTAGGCGATAACAGTTGCTCTTGCCGTTTTGCGAATAAACAGTAATGAGCCCTTTTTTCTGCAAGGTGGAAAGTTTCGCAGTGAGCGTGTTGTTGTTTCCGATCCTGGCTCGCTTCTTAAGAGTATCTCTGGATGGATTGCACTGACCTGTTTTGTCATTGTGATAATCCGCAAGCACGACAAGAAGCAAGGCTTCTCTGGGATCTTCCAAAGAATCCTGTGACAATGCCCAGCGGATCGCAGTAAAACTCATTTTTTGCCTCGGATTACGAACCAGGGAATGTCAGGCCGAAGGTCTTCACACCTGACTCTTCCTTCTGTTGCGCTTTCGATCATCAAACACTTGTCTTCCGGAACACGCTGTACAGAATGACGCCACTGAGAAATAAGCACAGCAAGAACGTTGATACGACGCGCCAAGTCAGCGGCAGCACCTCTTTTCTGTTGTCGTAAAAAACTATCAAGTGCGTTCATAGCAATAGTGAAACGTTAATAAATAATAGATAGTGTAACACTAATGATTGATAATAGTGAAGATTAATATTTCACTATCAAGCTAAGGAGAGAATCATGCGTGATGTAAAACAGAACAGGCGTGAGAACCTACGCCTTTTGGTTGAGCGTGAAGGCAGCTTAGTTAAGCTCAACGAGAAGCTAGGACGCAAAAAATCTGATGCAACCCTTGGTCAAATATTGAATCAAGCTAAGGATACAAAGACTGGTAATCCAAAAAACATGGGAGACAAAATTGCTAGGTCTTTGGAAGATCAGTTGTCCTTAGGTTACGGTTGGATGGATGCTGATCATTCGGGGGAGGCATTTCCTGAAGAAGATGATTTGATCTATCTGCGACGTCTGAATGTTTCTGCTTGCTGCGGTGCAGCGGGAGTACAAAATTATGAGGATGAGGCCTATGTAGATCTTATGAGCGTCTCACGTGTTTGGTTCAAAGAAAACATCAATCAGATCCGTGAGAATGGATATGAAATCATCACGGCCGCTGGGGATTCAATGGAGCCCACACTAAAGAACGGCGACCTGGTTGTGATTGATAGGTTTGACACTGAGATCACAAAGCGTGACGGCGTTTTCTGCGTGCTGATTGATAACGATCTTTATTTGAAACGGGTGCAACGTGTGCCAGGCAGTCTCCGTTTTATTTCCGACAATCGCCTGTATGACCCGTTTGAAATTAGTCTCTCTGAAGTTGAAAGCAGAGTGATCGTTTTCGGACGTATGGTTAATTCGCTGAACCTGAAACGGTATGACTAAAAATGAAAATCAGAGAATGGCTTTTAGGGATTTTCGGCCTCAAAAATAAAGAGAAACCTCCGGAAGAAAGTGTCAAAGAGGAAGTCCTACTTTTGGCTTATGAGCCAGAAGAATTCCATTTGGAGGCTGAAGAGCTCCCTATCAGAAAGCCAGTTCAGACGGAATTCTCATTCATTCGCAAGACGCAACCTACCAAACGTACTATAAGAAAGAATCCTATGACACCTCGTACATTACCGCCGATTCTGCAAGTGGCGAAAGAAATCATGCAGGCAAACAAGGCAGTCATGCATGTGAGAGAGATTACTGAAGTCGCAGTTTCTCAAAATAAAAATTTAGGACTGCCCCCTGAAGAATTCATGTCAAAACTTTCTTCAGCTTTGGCTGCACATTTGAAAACTCAAAACCCGATTTTCTCCAAGCCAACAAACAAGGACGGATCGAAGAGAAAAGGTATTTATCGCCTCAAACGGACTGCCTCTGCTCCGGTTGTTCCTATTCCTAAAGTTACCATTGAGAATGTGTCAACGAATTTCTTTGGCAAAGGCGGTGAATTTGCAGTTGCCTCCGAACTTCTTTTCCTCGGCTATAACGTTTCAATGATGGCTGTTGATGAAGGTGTTGACTTAATCACCGAGAAGGACGGCAAATTCAACTATGTCCAAGTGAAGACAACAGTAGTGGAAGAAGGCACCCATTCCTTCAGCTTTAAAGTGCCAGAAAAACAATTCACAAACAACCTGCCCTACTCTCCGTACTATGTTTTTGTTATGCGAGACGGTCATCACTCTTCGTATGCCGTCATTCCCTCTGACCACCTCTCGCTACTGAGAGCTCAACAGATTATCAAGGGACGAGATCTCTCAATCGTCATCACTCGGGATGCCAGGCGAAGGGAATACAAACTCAATGGACAAGACATCAATATTTTTATTGGAGCTTTTAACAAAATCTAGAAAAACCGCTCTTCGCATTCCTAATCAAACCGACGACATGCGACACATATCAACGCATAAACATTTATAAAAGAGTTTAGGAGGCAAAATGTCTCAGTACGATGTTCCAGAAAACGATGCAAGAGAAATAATGCTACTGCCAAAGGAGGGAGAACCAGCTGACTGGATAGCAAATGACGGCTCGGAGAATGTTATTTCAATTGCTTTCCCTGCCGTTGTTACTAAGGGTCCTCCGTTATCTGGACTGAAGGTTGTTTTTGATTACAAATACCCTCGCGACATTCCTGGCGAAAGGATACGAGCAACACTCTTTCAAGAAACAGGTAAAAAGAGACAACGAATGCGGCAGCGCGTCTATCAAATCGAGGTCAGATCTGGGAAGATTTCTTCTGCTCACCAATTGCCACATGAGCACATTGGAACGCTAAGATTAAACTTTGACAAAGTACTTAACTTTAGCGAGTGCTTGGATCTATTTTGCGAAAGATGTAATTTAACAATTTGTGGGGATCAGGAGATTCTTGATCCCGGAAAATTCGAGTTATTGCCATGATGAACGAAAGATTGCCTGATATTCTAGGAGAAAGCTTTCAGTTAGTACTAATGCAAGAGAAATCTTCCATTTGGCAACTCTCTTTGCCTATCAAAACTCTCGATAACGACAACTTTGAAATCTATCTAAGAAAAACGGGCAAAAACTATCACCTCTTCGATGATGGGAACACATTGTGGACCGCCACTGGCTTAGGTGCGAAATCTAAACTCTTCAAAGAGAAGCTTGCACTTGTAGCTCACATAAATGAACTAAACCTAGATAAGTTCGGCGAGTTGAATGCTACCTGCACTGAAGATAATTTGATTGAAACCGTCGGAAAGTTCATTAAAGCGTTAAATCAAACAGATTTATTTTTAGCTACCGACCCAGAGCTTTTCCAGGTTAAAGAAAACCTATATGAAATTGCCAAAAACATGTTGTCTGAGCTAACCACCGCGTTAATTTGTAAGCCAAAGGTTAGTTTCACCGGATACTCGACCAATAAATATTCTTTCGATTTTAAGATCAACGATTTACTAGTCGATGCCTTACCGCCATCCGGAAACAGTATCAACTCTTGCATAGCTAAAGTAGTCGATATCAGAGCAGCGCTTTCCGATGAAAGGGAGAAAAACTTTTATCCAACTGCTTTAATTGACGACAGATTCGTTGATAAAAAAGACAAGCATATAAATGGATTTTTGAAAAAATTAACAACAATAATGAGCGCCTATACTTTTTCCCAAGCTCCTAGTCTCATTGAAAGATCTTCTTTCCTTTAATTCAGCTGCACCGCCTCCGGGCGGTTTTCTTTTGCCGCGAGAGCGGCTTTTTTGTTGCCTAAATAACACACTATCGTTTTCCGTAGTGAAATACTAAAAAAATATATTGCGATTCACTATTGACATTACGATAGTGTTTCACTATCATTATTTACATCAATCAATCGTTCTTTAAAAGTCCTTCTGATGATTGTCAGGAAGGAAGAGCTCCTAAACGTGAGTAAAGCGAAAGCGCATGGAGCTACAAGGCGGCAATGAATTGCGCCTAAGCAATCCGACTGAAAAGGAGGATGCGGCAGAGAGAAAGCTGAAAGTATTGGACCGTTAAAGTCGGTCGGTGCGATTAGGGGCCGTTCAGCAAAGACAGTTCATAAACAAAAGCGCCTTCTTTGTCACTCACCCAAAGACGAACGATCTTTAACTTGGAGGGCGCTTCTGTTTCTTACAGGAGAGAAAAAATGCTTTTAAAAGTTAAGCGCGTGATTCCTCGAGCTTATGAGATTTACTACAAGGGCCAAAACTGATTTCTCTCAAGTTGTCTTGTCCTAGAAAAAGTTGACTCTTAAGGAGTCAAATAATGCAGTATGGAACACAAATAGGTTCGCTACTTACA